ACTGTATCTGTGGAATTAATGGAACTGTGAGGGTTCGGATCACTTGCAGAAGCCGAAAGTCCAAAATCTAGGAAATCCTTTCTAGATCCCCAGTTTCCCTGATTTATTACAAATTTTCNATATTCTGCNGTATTACTGGGATTAACCGCAGCGAACGAAAGTGTTGACCCGTGATTGTTATTTACATATGAAGATGCTATAACCAAGTCTGAGTACCTTGAACTCAATACGAGTTGGGATCGTCCATCCGAAACTGCGTTCACACCGGTAAATGCAGGCACGGTTCCAGCTGTAATGTGCACCCTATTGTCTGCCTGAACGTGAAGTGTCCCATCAGGATTATTCGTCCCGATGCCAACATTTCCACCGTTATAATAAATTTTGGACGCGTCGCCCGAATATTCGAGCCATTTAGAATCATTTAAACCTGTCAGACTAGATCCATCACCGTGATACTTTGTTGCGAGCATACTTCCATTAACTTGTAGAACGTTTGTCGAATCGTCACCACTCGTGTCAGGTACACCTCCTATTCCAACCATATTATTGACCCGATCGACGTAAAATGTGGGATCCTCTCCACCTGTAGTGAGGTTTCCTGAAACTAACTGGACGTTAGTATGCGCCATCTATAGTTAGCTTATATAAAAAACATCTTTGCAAATGACGAACAGGTCATTTGGAGAGAGTGTATTCAGTATCCGAATTCTATGGGTGTACCCGTACCTACAGTCAAACTCGTAAGTTCGCCGGCTGTATTACGGGAAATGTATTCGACAAATATATTGTAATTACCGGGTGAAGTCAAATTAAACGAAGGTTTAATAGCAACTGTCGTGGGTGCTACGTCCACCGTAGAACTCCATGGGTTTGTGTTTGTATTTCCGAAAATAGACATGGGTCCCATCGCAATAGCTAACGGGGTCGCGTCACCACCACGTTCACCACCGGCTATGTCCAGGGTCATCGTACTCACTTCTGTATCATCATTATCCAGGAGTTGTGCGACAATTTTAGCGTAAAACGCGTGTTGCGAAAACGTCAATGTGAGTTTTGCGTTTGCGACTGATGTACCACTAGCGTACGTACCCTGGTGACTGTACGTCTTTTTAGTGACACCGCCTGTATTCGTGATAAGACCGCCTTCGACGTATACGTTCCCGGTCGTGTACGTATTACCACGCGCTTCGATAACATTCGAATAATCTCCAGAACCGTCGATAAAACACTTTTCACCTACGGAAAGGTTGTGTACGGGCGCTGTATTCGCCGCACCGATATTTGAGTTTGCGTATAATTGACCATAGACATGGACGTTCATGGTTTCAGCATCATTGACTGTGACCTGTGTCACTTCCATCGCACTATCGTCCGTGTAGCCGATCGCGAGTTCTGTAGCGCTCGCATCATATGCTACGGCGACGTTCGAACCGTTAGGTCCGCGGTTGAGAATGTGTCCCAGATCAAAAGTAGCTAAATCGGTGTTATTGGTGCCGATTTCGACGAGACCGTCTTTGATTGTCGTATTAGTCACGTGAAGGTTTGCGACCGTACCGACTGACGTCACGTTTCCGGAAACGTACAGGTTTCCCGTGACAGTCAAATCTCCACTATTTCCTCCGGCGCCAGAAAGTGCTGAAATAGATAAAGGGACTTGTGTCCTAAAAAGTTGATGCGTACTTTGATTGTACGCGACGAACGTATTGGTCGTGTCATCCGTACCGACACCGGTAAAATCGGATGCTAATTCGAGTGGAGTGATGTACACGCCACTCGCACCGGTCGCATCGATTTTCTCTTCACTCGCATTGAATACGATCGAGTTTTCCGCCTGATCTTCTCGACAGTTTTTACCGAACCGAAGTTTCGTGGCACCACCGACAGTACTCAAGTTCTTCGGCATTAATATAGTGTCGCATTTTAATTCGCGTACATGAGCCCTGCCATACCGTTATTCACCCTGAGAATGTTATAGTTTACACCGTATATGGGGTCGATTAACGGTTTCGTCTCGCTATGTATCTTAACCGAATCTAAACGACTGAAGTTGAGCGAACCCGACGGTTGAAGTGAGCTCGTGTTTAGACAGAAACAGTGAAGAAAGAAATCAGGTGACGTCACGAAGTTTGTATGGTAATAACTCATGATATCGACGTAATGCGGTTTAGCGAATTTATACGCTCCTATATCGGTACCGTTAATACTCATCTTAATCTTATTATCGATCGATGTGAGTGTACTTTCTGAATTTGTATTGGAGCATGCTATGTACTTGACCGGGTGATTAAACATGAGTTCTTGCACGAGTTCGCCAGATGGGATGTTTTTCTGTACCTGTGTGATGAGAATATCATGTTTACGCGAAGTCATCATACCCCGCTCTTCATTATCAAGGTAGTAATAGTTCGCATACGCTTCTACGTTATAATTACTCGCTTCGGGACCCCAATAAATTCGCAAATCGACCGTATGGTACTGCAAAGCTACGAGTGGAATAGCGGACTGGGGACCTTCACAAAAAAAGAAACGAAGTGGGTAGAAATACGACCGGGCGCTCGCACCGGGGTGTGTACCGTTAGAACTTTTAGTAACATTTTGTGCGTACGTATCGATAGCAATCTTTTCAGTGAAATCATGATCCTGGACATCGATAACCTGACCGCCTATGAGAAGCTCAACTTTATCGATTACCCTACCCCAATCCTGAATATCGACGGAATTTGTGTTATTATCGATTGTAAAGTATGTATACCCGAGTAAATCACCGTTTCGTTCGAACCGGATAGATGACATGGAATTATTTTTCACAGCCCCTTGTATTGTTTGTTTCTCTAGAGACTGTGAAAAGTTAGAGTGTCGCTTGAACGTCGACGTGAAAAAAGAAATTTCAGGGTCTCCGATAATATGTTCATCTTGAGCTCCGACCGCTATGAGCTGTACAATTCCAGATGACATACTTATTATAATAATGGTATTTTTTAAATTGTATACACGTAACGCCCTGAAACGATCACATCAAGTTCTTTTTCTTGCATACAAAATTAAACACCAAAAACACTTGAGCAGTAGCCAAAATATCGACAGCATCTTGCTTGTACAGTTTCACATTTAACCTATCGAGTTTACGAATGGGTGTCAAATATTGTTGAGAGATAGGGTATTCATTCGTAAAAGTAAGTGTTGTGTTTCCGGTTGTGACGATCGAACCGAAAGATCCGTTTATACTATTGTGGCCACTAACATCTAAATCTTTCTTCGCGCGTTGGAAGAATGTATTTTTCAACTCATCAATCGAAACGTGAATAAGTTCGGTACTCGCACCGATACCCTTGAACCGAGCAGCAAGTAATTCAACCTGGATAACATTTTCCAGGGGTGTGGGTAAAAGGGCGTTTATTCCATTGGAATACTGGGAAGATGGTTGATCGAAAGTATCTACGATGACCGTGTGATATTCATGTTCAAAGTCGGGAATGGTCGGCTGAGGCGCTGTAACGAGAGCCATTTATAATACACACAGAAATTATCCACTTAAAAATTCGGTATAAATTTAACTGGAAATGGGAAGTGTTGACTAATTTTTAATCTACGATTTTGTAGTTCGCGTGGTCACGAACGAGTTTTTGACCACCACATACACCACCGAGGCTCGTCGAGTATACACTGTCATTGAGGCATTCCGCACTGCTTTTAAGACCAGTGAAGGGTTCCTCCGATACAGGCTGGATCTTGATAGATTTGGGCTGGTACATACTCACTCTACCTTTGGATAAAGCGGCGATAATCAAAATTAATATGATCGTGATAGCGATAGCTTTGAGTGTCGACCGATTAGTTTTATCGAGTTTCATGTACTATGTACTGACATTTTTTTATTAAGTGCGTTAAAGAGAAAAGATTAGTTTCATTATACAGAGTAATGGACGGTGAAATTATTCTGGACAGAGGGGACACCTCTGTCATGAAGTTAAATGATAACGAACAAGCTATGATGGATGAGATCCAATTAGATTTTACACGGCCACGAACAGTCGCACCACCTGTCATACAAAGAATGCAAGGTCGTGAACCTCAACCTACGATGGGGTTTCAAGAAGATGTTGACGCATTCGCGAATCCAGTGAAGCAAAATATTCCAGCACCCCCTCGAATGGAAGAGCCTGTCGATCACGGAGAATACGTAGATGATACCCCATATGATAATGGTCCTGGTATGGACTACGGTCCAATGGAACCACCTGAAGACACTCCTTCACCTGGTTATAAAACGATCGACGAGGAGAAGTCTGACCTCGTAAACAAACTCGGGCGTTTAGAGAAGCGAGGGTTTAACGTGAACAAGCGTCTGAATGCGTATTCACCCGTGGATGAGCTCCGAACAGAAGTGAAACGCATTACGTACAGTATCGAAGTTGATAAATCTGTTAAATTCTCCCGACGTATGTTAATTGCGTGTGTCACTGGGTTGGAGTTCTTGAACAAGCGGTATAATCCATTCGATATTCAGCTTGACGGCTGGTCTGAAAATGTCATGGAGACACAGGATGATTACGATGAAGTGTTTGAAGAACTTTTTGTGAAATACCGCACGAAGATGAATATCGCCCCCGAAGTCAAGCTCATCATGATGCTTGGTGGAAGTGCGATGATGTTCCATCTCACGAACAGTATGTTCAAACAGGTCATGCCAAATATGAATGATGTCATGAAACAAAATCCCGATTTGGTAAATAATATGATGAGTGCGGTTCAGAATACCATGGCCAATAGTAATCAGACATCCCCTCCAGCGTCCAATGGTGAAAAATATGAGATGAAGGGACCCGGTCTCGACATTTCCAGTCTGATGGGAGGTATCATGATGCCCCCAACACCCCCGATGAACACAACACCCATACAGAAATCCGTCGAGTATACACCCGAGGTTCCCGATGACGGTGACGATATATCTGACATCGTGTCAGAGGGTGGGGCTGTAGATGAAGGTGATGATGAAGTGAAGGAAGTCAAAATGCCAGCGGCGAAGGCTAAGCGTGGTCGTAAGAAGAAGGTTGAAATTAATTTGTAAACATAGAGTAAATGATAGGGTATGCCCCTATAGATTTCGATGACCCACTCGAAATCCCCACGAATTTCCGAAAGCGGGAAGTCGTGGATGAAAATTTCGAAAAAGTACCAGAGAAGAAGGTTGTGAAGGCTCAGCCCGTAATCGATGAAACCACGGAATGCAACTATGTTGTCATGTTTTTCATCGTCGGGGTTCTCGCACTCGCTGCGATGGATTCCGTTAAGAAGTAAGTATCATGAATGTACCGCGTGACAAAACATCACGTGTTACATTTTAAGCATTTTCTAAAGCCACTACGCGTTCTAATAATGACTGGTACGCCTGTTCAGATGCTGTCAGGCGTGTCTGTAAGTTTTCTGTTTTCTGTTTTTCCTGTTCCAAGTCACTCGACAATTCCTGTACAGCGCCGGTGAGTATGGGTATAATTCCGATATAACTGAGATTTAAAGGGGTCTGTGTTTCGCCACTATCGTTGTGTCTATAATCGTTAGTGTCTGGACGGTATGTATAGTTTGCACGATCCTTTTCTAAAAGTTCGTTGTATTCGGGTACAGTTTTGATTATTTCATTTTTTTTAGTTTCCTCACCGAAAACGAGTATATCGAGTCCGGGTATATTTCTGACATCTTGTGCGATGAAACCATATTCATCGTTCCAATTATAGTCATTTTTCACATTTTCCCATTCATCATCTGTAGGTATCCACGTACCTGTTACTTCACCTGGTACGTTTAACTTTTCGTATTTTAAAGGCCGAAGTTGTTTAACAATTCCCAAACAATTTGTAATTTCTTCCTCATTATATTTGATTCGGTCATCAGAAGGGGATACATTATTAGCACTAACATTACCGTAAACAAAAAGCGTACTGACGCTGTCCAAGGCCATACGGATACTGTTGTTTATCCTCCATTCATGCCTGACACCTCCCTGTGCTCCACCGACACCAGGAGTACCTATGATGGTGTTGAGTTCGTTGTCCCACGAACCGACGTTGTAGCACAGACGACCACCACCCTGTAGCCAGAGTTCATCGGAGTGAGAAGTGCTTTGTCTGAAATCGTTATAAACGCCTATCGTCATGCGTAAATCTTCACTCGAAGAACCACCTAGATAAGCACTCTCGTCTTGTACCAAGATGAACGCCCTGTCGCTCCCATTATTGACTCTGGAATTGAAGTTGATGATGGTGTGATTACCCGGGGTAAGGGGAGTATACGATGCAACCTGACCGTCGGCGACTATATTATTACTACCCCCACCGGACGGTGCACCTGGTCCGGAAATAGACCCCGCTACGTATAAATTCCCAACCTGTAATCCTGCGTATTCTCCGATCATATTCCCTTGTCCACTAGCCCCACCGTATAAACGTAACCAACCATCGTTCGCTGGTGAAAACGTATAGTAATCTCCATCGGATGGCATACCATGATCAGACCCAACCCACGTATTTGTACTCGCAGAAGTGAGGCGTAGACCGGCATATTTCGTTGATGTCGTACTCCCCGATCGTATGTTGGTGAGGAACCTGGGGGGGAAACTACTGTTATCTATAAGCCCGGGGTCTTGGCTAGTGATCGTGATGATCGGTTGCTCAGAATACTTTTGAGCGACCTCTTGTGCATTCGACGGTTGTAGATGAAACTCTATTTTAGGTGCTTTCAAACGTAATCGGTCTCCGTATAAAAACCTATCGTTTGACATAGTATCATTCCATGCCGTCGTAGAAGACCCGTGGGGAACACCAGTACCTCCATCACTATCGGACCCATACCACTTCGACATGAATATTTCCGAATCGCGGTCATCGGTAGTACCGAGATGTACAACTTGTATGGTTGATGCGTCAACTAAGTTATCACCTTTCGTACCACCGAATAGAATTCGTTTCGTATTCGTATTATTCGTCGTAGACCCTACGACAATCTCATCAGCCTTAACATACCCTTCAAATAACGAATTACCTCTAAATACACTCGTTAAGGGGTATTCATATACGTACACATAACCCTTTCTAGTATTGAAAGGACCGGGCCCTCCCGGAGCACCAGTTACGACCAGGTCACCACTTTTTGTCGCAATTGAAAATCCCTGTAATTCCCCCGAAGGTGACTCTTTATACTTAATTTCACTCACGCGGTACCATTCCGATCCCGAATAATCATAGGCTAAAAACATATATGCCCTATCGTACATGGACGCAAATAGACGCGACCCATCGGTCCCCATGGCTAAAGCATAGCCGTGTTGACTCTGTAAGTACGTATTTAAATTTGGTCGTAGATTTTCAACCCAGTTTGCTTCACCTGTATCGTATTCATAATATAGAATTCTTCCCGTATGCGCGTCCGTAAACGATCCATCGAAATAACCAGGTGCTGACGCGGAGATACGAGTTCCATCAGGTGATATTTGAACAGCTGACCCAAAACCCCCAAACGAAATATCTTGGTAATCATTCCAGTTTGTCATGTGAGTAGTATTTAGATTGGGACCTTTAATCGTTCCCGCACCACCGTTCCCACTACTGGTACTCGTAGTACCGCCGACTGTCGTGACACCAGATGTCCAGTTTCCATTTTCCGGACAACGTTTTACTCGAACGTATCCAACCTGGTATTGGGGGTATCTTAATACATAATAGTCGAATCCCGGACGTATTCCCCCGTAAAAGGGGTGATTGCTATATTGGGGGCCCGTGTAACCCTGTAGGTCAATGTTAGTACTATATGCGATATTGTTATATGTACCACCACCACTGTGGTCACTCGATGGATAACTCTCTTTTCTCGTACCGGGCATACCGGCGATATAATGTCTACCGAACGCAGCCATGTGAACGGAATGTCCGTAACGATTAAACGAACTGTTTAATCGTACGTATGAACTAGTAGAAATAGGAACATGATTATATATATTCGATCCATCGTCAGTGTGAGAGAGGGTAAACCCATTGGCCCCGTTAGCTGTTTTTTCATACACGTAGACAACACCCGCACCATAATCAGGTGCGCTCGCCACGAATTTAAGCCCCCTGTCAGCCGCGAGAGAAACCGCATACCCAAAACTCGGACTTCCCGATCGGTATATCGTTTGAGTTAACGAGAACCCCGAACCAGTATCATCGTAAATGTATACCCGGTTAACATCCGGTGCACCTACGAGTATTCGTGTACCGGCATAATTCATGGAAACGGAATGTCCGAATTTACCAGCTGCATGAGGTCCGTTGATATAACTACCGTATTGAACCCATGTCCGTTGCGCACCACTGCCAACAAGATTCCATATACCTATATAGCCGCGGTAACTATCGTATTCGATACCACTCGCAACGATACGGTTACCGGCGAAATTCATATCTACCGAATACCCGAATTGCGAGGCATTACTTCTACCATCAATACGTAATCCGACCTGTGCCATTAATTAAAAACGATATATTAATTTCCATCATAAAACGTTCGGCGTGTACCCGGAATCGTTACCATCGTGAGGTTCTCGATTGGTCACCCGAACATCTTTAATGAAAAGTGCGTTACAATTCACCTGATACGTCTGCACTAGGTCAACCGCGTGTAAAGTTCTCGACACATATGCGTTTCCGGTAACGGTAAGCTTATCATTCGCCGTGTCGTTAACCGCTACATTCGCCCCCACCTGTAGTGTTTGCGTAGTCAAAACTTCAGTATTCGAAATACCGACAGGTCCATCAGTATAATAGGCTTTCGTACCGTCGGTTAAAAAAGCACCACCACCGAACGGGTTTCCACCTTGTGTGAGGTTACCTGTAAAATTGACATCCCCCGTAACATCCAACGTGTACCCAGGTGTAGTAGATGCTCCGATACCAACCCTAGCAAATGTAGCATCCCCTGTAAACGCCGGTGCGTTTGAAAAAACAACACTCCCCGTTCCCGTACTCGTAGTGACACCAGTCCCGCCACGGGCGACTGGAAGTATACCAGTCGTGATCTTACTTGTATCTAAATTGGCGAGTGTCGTTACTAACGTAGAATTTTGAGTTCCGTTAATCACACTGGATGTTCCCGTAACCGCTCCAGATACGGATAAAGTTCTCCCGGTACTCCATTGATCCGAACTCTGTGCGTTCCCCTGTAAAGACCCTATAAATGTACTGGCTGTCACGGTTCCCCCGGAAACGTCGAGGGTTGTCGCCGGGGTCAATGTCCCGATCCCAACCCTGTTATTGACAGAATCGACGAAAAGAGTATTCGTATCGACCGCAACATTACCACTTGAATAAGAAATATCATTCCCCGAAGTTACCCAAGGTGAAGGTTCAATCTCACCGCCACCAATGAAAGGAACCCCATTTCGTGTGATGGTTTGAAAATCGATGTTCCCTGCGATTGTCACGCCTGCAGAAACGTATGCGTTCCCGACAACGTGTAAATTGGATGTCGGTCCATTCACATCGACACCGACTCCTAAACTGGATATGACATTATCCAAGACTATGTTTGACGAGGCACCGACGAACGTAGTTTTATTCGCCCCTCGAAAGTTTAGGATACCATTAGCAGCCATGTCTACTATGTAGAAGGTTTTTTCTTACAAAGTGGGATGCACTTTGGAGGAAATTTTTTATTAAGGAGGGGTCGGCCAATCGACGTTCAGTAGATTTCCATCTTCATCTAAAGTTGGACGAGATGTAACTGGAAGATCTCTAAGAGCCTGACGATACTTCTCCCAATCTTGGATATCTTTTTCGAGTCTGTGGGGGTAATCGCGAGTCATGTATTTATCACTCTTATCGAGTAAAGCGTCTCGTTGCTCTCGCATTTTTGTAATAGCTTCAGCATGAGTCAATTGGTAGAGTGTTAATTCATACATTTCATCATGGGGTTTGTAAAAGTTTCCATCGTTAAATATGACACTTTCCCATGTACCGTTAGACGTATACGGTACACCTGGACACATCACCTCCAATACCTGGGCAAGCATTTAGTATATAGTAAGATTTTATGAAATAAATTCGACATACACATTACCACCGCCAGTTAAACCATGAGTACCCAAGAAAGAACGGTTCGTTGCATTCGTCGTAATATACGACGTACCACCTCTTGCCGTGTCACTACCTGTAGAATTGTATCGAAGAGCTGCGCGTCCACCCGTCGCACCCGCTCCTCCGCCAGCCGAGTCTCCGGATTCGGATCCTCCTCCACCAAAACCTCCATGTGTCGTTCCCGTACCACCCATGGCACCACCCGCTGGTCGCACACCACCCCGTGCACCAACGGGATCACCGTCTGCGGTCCAACCAGCTCCACCACCGTTACCGTTCCAGTGAGACGTACCACCCACACCTAGCGTACCCTGTGACGATGCGTCTGCATGACCCGCTGTTCCAGAATTATAGTGTCGGGGTCCGGCACCTCCACCTCCACCTGCGACCATATACACGTCATCATTATCCGTGTACGCTCCAGGTTTAAGGACCCATGTCGCACCACCACCGCTACCAGATCTAAAATCACCGGTTGATTCAGGTGGAGTTTGTCCTACGATAAAGACGACCTGTGTATTAATAGTCAGGGCAATATCAGCACGCACCGATCCACCACTACCAGGTGTGGTAATATACGGGGCGTATGACGAGGATGCTTCACCCCCTCTTGCACCGCGAGCCGTTATCCGATACGTCCCAGTTTTGGGAACCGTCCAGAGTTGGAATCCGCGTGTTACGATATTGAAAAAGTTCGTGTTATCCCACGGACTTATATTACCATAAGTGGATAAAGCGTCACTGAGCTGAGGACCGTACCTTGAATCACCGTTACAAGGTGTAAACGTGTGTGATGTAAACGGGTACAATTCTGTTACTACATCGGCGATACTAAGATCTAACCATGAATATAATCCATACCCCTCATATTTTAAAGATGTCGTATTGTACCGGATCATCCCTGTGACCAAAGTACCAGGTCTCTCTGCGGTCGTACCACTCGGCACGATTATTGCCCCGGTTCCCGATACATGAAGTTCTACACTCGGACTGGTTGTTCCTACACCAACCCTATTAATCGTCGTATCCACACAAAGAACAGAATCACTTCCCGGACCACCGGTCGATGTGAATATATAGGCTGCACCGGCACCGGAAGCACCCGTATCCTCGTAGTGCGCACCGATAAGAGCCGTATTTCCGTCTGAGGAGAGTGATACACTATGACCGAATCGGTCATCAAACTCTGCATCCGAGGCTTGAATTTTCTGCTGTTGAGTCCATGTCCCGTTAGAACGAGTGAACACGTAGGCTGCACCGGTTTGGGGACCACCCGTATCCTCGCCATACGCCCCAACGAGGGCTGTATTTCCGTCCGAGGAGAGTGATACACTATAACCGAAATAGTCAGATGCCTGTGCATCTGAGGCTTGTATTTTCTGTTGTTGAGACCATGTCCCGTTAGAACGAGTGAACACATAGGCTGCACCGGTATTGGTAGCACCCGCATCCTCGTAGTGCGCACCGATAAGAGCTGTATTTCCGTCCGGGGAGAGTGATACACTATAACCGAAATAGTCAGATGCCTGTGCATCCGAGGCTTGAATTTTCTGCTGTTGAGACCATGTCCCATTAGAACGAGTGAACACATAGGCTGCACCGGCATTGGCACCACCCGTATCCTCATAGCGCGCACCGACAAGAGCTGTATTTCCGTCCGAGGAGAGTGATACACTGTAACCGAACTCGTCATACGCCTGTGCATCCGAGGCTTGAATTTTCTGTTGTTGAGTCCACGTTCCATTAGAACGAGTAAATATATAGGCTGCGCCGGCATCGGTACCACCCGCATCCTCGACGTGCGCACCGATAAGAGCCGTATTTCCATCTGAGGAGAGTGATACACTAAAACCGAAAGAGTCATACGCCTGCCTATCCGAGGCTTGAATTTTCTGCTGTTGAGACCATGTTACACCAGAACGAGTGAATATATAGGCTGCACCGGCACCGGAAGCACCCGTATCCTCGTTATACGCCCCGATAAGGGCCGTATTTCCGTCTGAGGAGAGTGATACACTATGACCGAAATTGTCATATGCCTGTACATCCGAGGCTTGAATTTTCTGTTGTTGAGTCCATGTTCCGTTAGAACGAGTGAATACATAGGCTGCGCCAGCATCGTAACCAACGGTATCCTCGAGGTACGCACCGACAATAGCTGTATTTCCGTCTGAGGAGAGTGATACACTATAACCGAAATAGTCATTTGCCTGTGCATCTGAGGCTTGTATTTTCCCTTGTTGTTGATACACAATGGGGGTTGCTAACACTTGTGGTCCCACAATGAGGTTCGAGGACACATAAACGTTACCCTCGACGTGGAGGTTTGCATCGGGAGATGATGTTCCTACACCAACCCGACCAGTCGTGTATGAAATATCACTCCCCGATATTACCCACGGCGAAGACCCACTACCACCACCACCATAAGCCGAACCGTTTTGAGTGAGCGCACCGGTAAAATTGATATTTCCCGCAACATCTAAAGTGTACGCAGGACTGCTTGTTCCGATACCGACATCACCGGCTATGTAGGAAATATCACTCCCCGATATTACCCATGGAGATGAACCACCACCATAAGCCGAACCGTTTTGAGTGAGCGCACCCGTAAAATTGATACCCCCTATGACATCTAAAGTGTACGCAGGACTGGTTGTTCCGATACCAACCCTACTAGTCGTCGTATCCACACAAAGAACAGTTCCACCAGGACGAATGAACATATAGGCTGCACCGGCACTGGTACCACCCGCATCCTCGCCATACGCCCCAACGAGAGCTGTATTTCCGTTTGAGGAGAGTGATACACTAATACCGAAATTGTCATATGCCTGTGCATCTGAGGCTTGTATTTTCAGATTTTGAGACCATGTCCCGTTAGAACGAGTGAACACGTAGGCTGCACCGGCACTTTCGCCACCCGTATCCTCGCCAACCGCCCCGATAAGAGCCGTATTTCCGTCTGAGGAGAGTGATACACTATGACCGAAATTGTCATATGCCTGTATATCCGAGGCTTGAATTTTCTGTTGTTGAGACCACGTTCCGTTAGAACGAGTGAATATATAGACTGCACCGGCATTGGCACCACCCGTATCCTCATAGCGCGCACCGACAAGAGCCGTATTTCCATCTGAGGAGAGTGATACACTAAAACCGAAATAGTCAGATGCCTGTGCATCTGAGGCTTGAATTTTCTGCTGTTGAGACCATGTTCCACCAGAACGAGTGAACACATAGGCTGCACCGGCACCGGAAGCACCCGTATCCTCGTAGTGCGCACCGATAAGGGCTGTATTTCCGTCCCCAGAGAGTGATACTCTAAAACCGAATTGGTCATCAATCCCTGCATCTGAGGCTTGAATTTTCTGCTGTTCAGACCATGTCCCGTTAGAACGAGTGAACACGTAGGCTGCACCGGCACTGGTACCACCCGCATCCTCGCCATACGCCCCAACGAGAGCTGTATTTCCGTCCGAAGAGAGTGATACACTATAACCGAAATAGTCATATGCCTGTGCATCTGAGGCGTGTATTTTTTGCTGTTGAGTCCATGTCCCGTTAGAACGAGTGAATATATAGGCTGCACCGGCACTTTCGCCACCCGTATCCTTGCCAACCGCCCCAACGAGAGCTGTATTTCCGTCCGAGGAGAGTGATACACTCTCACCGAAATAGTCATATGCCTGTGCATCTGAGGCTTGAATTTTCTGCTGCTGAGACCATGTCCCACTAGAACGAATGAATATATAGGCTGCACCGGCATCGGCACTACCCGTATCCTCATAGCGCGCCCCAAAGAGAGCTGTATTTCCGTCCGAGGAGAGTGATACACTCACACCGAAATAGTCAGATGCCTGTGCATCTGAGGCTTGTATTTTCTGTTGTTGTTCCAATTCTGACGCGACGCTTCCTACATTGATATCCCCTATGACATCTAAAGTGTACACAGGACTGCTTGTTCCTACACCAACCCGGCCAGTCGTGTAGGAAATATCACTCCCCGATATTACCCACCCACTACCACCATAAGCCGAACCGTTTTGAGTGAGCGCACCCGTAAAATTGATACCCCCTATGACATCTAAAGTGTACGCAGGACTGCTTGTTCCTACACCAACCCGACCAGTCGTGTAGGAAATACCACTTCCCGATATTACCCATGGAGATGACCCCCACGACGTTCCATTTTGAGTGAGCGCACCCGTAAAATTGATATCCCCTATGACATCTAAAGTGGACGAAGGACTGGTTGTTCCGATACCAACCCTACTAGTCGTCGTATCCACACAAAGAACAGTTCTATCAGGAGGAATGAATATATAGGCTGCACCGGCATTGGCACCACCCGTATCCTCATAGCGCGCACCGACAAGAGCTGTATTTCCGTTTGAGGAGAGTGATACACTAATACCGAATCGGTCATCAATCCCTGCATCCGAGGCTTGAATTTTATGCTGTTGAGTCCATGTACTACCAGAACGAATGAACATATAGGCTGCACCGGCATCGGTACCACCCGTATCCTCGTAGTGCGCACCGATAAGGGCTGTATTTCCGTCTGAGGAGAGTGATACACTATGACCGAAATAGTCATCAAACCCCGCATCCGAGGCTTGAATTTTCTGCTGTTGAGTCCATGTTCCACCAGAACGAATGAATATATAGGCTGCACCGGCATTGGTAGCACCCGTATCGTCATTGTTCGCTCCGATAAGGACTGTATTTCCGTCTGAGGAGAGTGATACACTAATACCGAAATAGTCATATGCCTGTGCATCTGAGGCTTGTATTTTCTGCTGTTCAGTCCATGTCCCGTTAGAACGAGTGAATATATAGGCTGCACCGGCATTATCGCCACCCGTATCCTCGACATACGCCCCAACAAGAGCTGTATTTCCGTCCCCGGAGAGTGATACACTACTACCGAAACCGTCATACGCCTGTGCATCTGAGGCTTGTATTTTCTGATTTTGAGACCATGTCCCGTTAGAACGAGTGAACACATAGGCTGCACCGGCACTATCACCACCCGTATCCTCATAGCGCGCCCCGATAAGGGCCGTATTTCCGTCCGAGGAGAGTGATACACTATTACCGAAATTGTCATATGCCTGTGCATCTGAGGCTTGTATTTTTTGCTGTTGAGACCATGTCCCGTTAGAACGAGTGAACACGTAGGCTGCACCGGCACTATCGCCACCCGTATCCTCGCGGTGCGCCCCGATAAGAGCCGTATTTCCATCTGAGGAGATTGATACACTGTAACCGAACTCGTCATACGCCTGTGCATCCGAGGCTTGTATTTTCTGCTGTTGAGTCCATGTCCCGTTAGAACGAGTGAATATATAGGCTGCACCGGCATTATCGCCACCCGTATCCTCGAAGTGCGCACCGATAAGGGCTGTATTTCCGTCCGGGGAGAGTGATACACTATAACCGAAAGAGTCATACGCCTGTGCATCTGAGGCTTGAATTTTCTGTTGTTGTTCGACCCCTGACGCGGCGCTTCCTGTCGCTGTTCCTCCTACATTGAGGTTCGAGGATGCATAGACGCTACCCTCAACGTGGAGGGTGGCCTCGGGTGTAGATGTTCCTACACCAATCCGACCAGTCGTGTAGGAAATATCACTCCCCGATATTACCCATGGAGATGACCTCCACGACGTTCCATTTTGAGTGAGCGCACCCGTAAAATTAATACCCCCCGCGACATCTAGAGTGTACTCAGGTGTGGATGTTCCGATACCGACGTTACCTGTGGTGACTAGCCCTGTCGTAGGGTTAGTGAATTCTATAACATGTGGTGTGACGTTACCGGTAGCTGTGATAGCCGAGAGTTCGTGTAATGCCTCGACGAGAACATTTCCCATCGTCAGAGTACCACCCAAAGCGAGGTCTGTACTGACGAATGCGTTTCCGGTCACGTGAAGGTTGGCGTCGGGTGATGTCGTCCCGATGCCAACATCACCCAATGAATAAGAGATATCATCCCCCGTTGTTATCCATTGACTTGTACCTGTACCTGTAGCATTCCCTCTGTATTTTTGTGTGGCCCTACCGACTGAACACCGGGTCATCTTATATATGTACGAGACATTTTCCAACCGAAAATGCATCCGGCTTTGGGTTTTCAGAAGATTGACCGGAGATGTTAAACCCACCCTGCTTGTATACCCTGAGACGTTTGTTGTACATAGCAAAAAATACAGACCATTGATCTACCACGTCGTAAATACGTGGATTGTTCTTCTTACCAGTAGTCTCGCGCATGATACGCCCGATAGACTGAATGATATCAGACTTAGGAGTTGCGAGAATGACCGTATCGAGAGTGGGGATATCTAAACCTTCGTGTGCCTGACTGAACGTCGCAAAAATGATTTGTTTTTTACTGGATGCTGCGAGATCTGCCTCTTTCATACCACCCATGTACAGTCCCGATGTCGTTTTAAATTTTTCATGAAGATACTCACAATGGAACCTTCGGTCACTGAGAACTAAAATTTGTCGAGTTGTCTTTGAAAGATCCTTAATCGTTGACAAGATGAGACGGTTTCTTTCGGGTATCTCTGTAACTTCCGTAACCATAGTCGCTAAAGATAATTTCCCGAAACGCGTACACGGTGGTGGATCCTCGTACCGATCACATTTAAATTCGAGAGGGAAAACATCTACTTGTTCCTGGTTCTCTCTTTCAACTGAAAAGAATGTGGGACCCATAAACCAATGTAACACTTTCGTAAGCCCATCCTTCCTATTCGGAGTTGCTGATAATCCGTAAATGTGTTTTGGACACATTTTGAAGAGTGATTGTGAAAATACTTTCGCACATATATGATGGGCCTCGTCCACGATGAGCGTTCCTATACTGTCGAAGTCTCCGAACGAATATTCTTTCAGAGATAGGGACTGAAGCATAGCAATCACGAAATCACAGTTTGTTTCTTTTTTATTCTGTTGAACCATCCCGATAGTCGCTCCCGGGCAAAATTGTTGAATACGTTCACGCCACTGGTTCGCCAGGAATTCCTTGTGTACGACAATCATCGTACGATAACCGAGCTTACATGCTATGGCCAGGGATACGGTCGTCTTCCCGAACCCACATGGCAGTGAAAGAACGCCGTGACCAGCTTCGATAGCCTTTGAGAGTGCAGTATTTTGAAATGTTTCATCACGTAGCTTTCCATTGAATTTTATTTTAATTTTAGTGGGTTCGGGTCTGTTATCTTCTTTGGGTGTTCCGAATTTTTGTTCACCGTAAAATCTCGGTACACATAATCCAGATTTAGACTTTCGAAATACCTTAAACGAAGGTGGTGCCTGGCCGAAATCTGCATTAACGATTGGACGAACCGTCAATTCTTTTTTAACTTCAGGTGTATCCCCTGTAATATACCCTGTTCGGGTAAGTTTCATACTGTATTCGCGTGTACTAACTTTATATATGACAATTTCCACGAATACCCACTATACTCACCTACGTTCCAACACCCCATGAAGTCCGTGTCGACTTCGACGTCATCACCCTTGTTAAGAGATTGGACGGGTGCACCTTCATAGTTACACATCACACGTCTATATCTAAACGGAACCTTGATCGTCAGAACATTTCCTTCGAGAGGGTTATCTATACGTGGCGTGGTAAGGATTTTCCGCGCATGAAAATACTCTACACGGCGTACAGTCGCATCTGGTATGGTGAGACGGATATATTTTTTGTCATTATATTCATACATCGGTGTATGAACAGTTGCATTGAAGTGAAGTGGCATACGTAATGTATACGTTGTATTTTTTATACTCATATATTACAATGGCGCTATGTTTGGGAATAAATTTATCAGCGCCAACTTCCAGGAAAGTAAAAACCTGGAAGTTCGCGGGTAAGTTTCTTTGGAAAAATGCCACTGTACAGAATAAATCAGAACTTGGTCGATGGACAAAGGATGAACTCCTCGAACTCGGGCCGACATTTGTAAAATTAGGACAAATCGCTTCGACGAGAGCGGATCTCTACCCACCCGAATTTACGAGAGAGTTGGAAACGCTTCAGGATAATGTTCCTCCCGTGGAATTCGATACCATTGTAAACTATGATATTTTCAAAGAATTTGACCCTGTACCATTTAAATCCGCGAGTATCGGCCAGGTTCATATGGCTGTACTCCAAAACGGTCAAAAAGTTGTTGTAAAATTAAAACGTCCGGGAATTCTGGATATCATGAAAGAGGATACGGATACCATACGCGACATTGTACACTTTTTAGAGCGTATAGGTTTCGACACTGGTAATAGTTCAGGTTCAGTTCTCGACGAATCAATCGAGTATCTGTTGGGAGAGGCTGATTATAAACAGGAAATTAACAACGCTATAAAGTTTCGAAAAAGTATGAAAGAGGTTGATTGGGTAAAAGTTCCGAGGGTGTACAAAAAGTTTTCGAACGATGAGATGATTGTCATGGAATATGTACCGTCTACGAAACTGACTGAGATTACAGACAAGCGAGTGAATAAGAAGAAGATTTGTGAAGCTCTGATTAACTCGTATGTTATTCAAACCATGGATAACGGTCTCTTCCACGCCGATCCTCACCCTGGAAATCTTGGGTTCTCGCCTAAAGGGCAACTTGTATTTTATGATTTCGGACTGCTTGTACCACTATCAGAAGAACTCAGGGATGGGTTTACAAAACTATTTGGTTTCATAATCATGCGTGATACCGCCGGTATAGTCGACACATTGATCAAGTTGGGTGTGATTGTCCCAACATCTTCAGATGTTTCGGATATCGAACTCTTCTTTGAAACTATTTTAGGATACCTAGAAACCTTGGATGGATCTGGAATAGTGAACGATGATCTCGCTGCGCAACTTGCTGTCGAAAAACCATTTGTCGTTCCGAGTAGTTTCGTATACCTCGCCAAAGCCTTTTCGACTATTGAGGGTATATGTCTTAAACTGGATCCGGAATTTAACTATTTCACGTACTTGGAACCACTCATTCAACAACAGATCATAGAATCCGTTGACGTTGGGGATATATTCATGAAGACAACAGAGATACCCGGAACGATAAGCAAGATAAATACAACTGTATCAGGTCTTCAGAAGTCAAGGGGATCTATGAAACGATCTATGGTCAAAACGCAACAGGAAATTAAGCTCGTCCAGTACAGCGTGGTGTGTGCTCTACTGGCTGAGAAGTTTGGGGACAACCCCCCCTTGGCGATGTTTTTTGTTTTCTGTACCCTGTGGTTTACTTTTCGTAAAAGTCGATAGACTTCTTACCGCTCTTCTTGGGTTTATCCTCCTTCCTGACCAACTTGTTGTGCTCCTCGAAGTACCCCTTCAAGCGATTCTGCTCATCACGGAAAATATCAGAGAACTTCTCTTTGATCTTCTCCACGTCAGTCTCGCGCTCCTTCTGAATCTTCTTACTCAACCTCTTAAATCCCTTGTTCCTCTTCTCAGCAGCGAATACGGTCATTGTGTTCGTTATGGCAAGCATTTACTTTGTGTCGAGATTTATTTTTAAGCGTTTCAGTTTTTCCTGAAACTCTCGGTTCTCACCGGGAGATTCGATCACTGTTCCGTTGGAAATCGCCTCAATCTCGGGGCCCGTGAGCTGCATAGCGTTCACCCTGAAGTCCATAAACGCTTCCATGGATAGAGGTACGAGTGGTTGAATCAGTTCATAGATAGCCGTGGCGTAATCACGAATTTCCTTCTGCGCGTGGTGATCCATCCTCAATTGAAGGAAATGCATGAGATTATGAAGATCCATTTTCCATACGAAAGATGTATACGTAGACTGTGGCAGAACGCCTCGCGCCTGTTCCCTGCAAACACCCTTTTCGAGCAGTTGTTCGTATACCTTGAAAGCCTGTTTATACTGATTGGATAGGGACTGGTTCAATTCGTCATCTAGTTCCACGACACCTTCCGAACCCTGGTGATTTACAGCGGATTGTCCGCGAAGGACTTCTGGTTCATAATACTCCTCATCGACGATGGAATACCGAGCAGACATTTCATTTACCGATGCAGTTCTATGTCTCAGCCATTGACGGGCAATATACAGGGGTGCCTTAATGCGAAACTTGAAGACTACGAGCTCGAGAGGTGACGTATGCCAGTTGCGTACGAGGTACCTGATGAGACCCCGGTCACCACGTGTTGTTTTAGTACCCGTTTGGTAACTCACACGGGCACCGTCAACGATAGCCTTGTCAAGATTTTCTTGAGGCATGTGATCAACAAGTTCAACAAACCCATGATCTAACACCTTTTTCATTGTGATATATTATTGTTCGATTTCTTTAATCAAGTCTTCCAACGAACGGTAATATCTTTTGAGATCCTTCATGAATCTTTTATTATTTTCTAAGCACTCACACTCAACTTTATTTTTATAAATGTATGCGAGGTTCGACTTTGAATACTTTGTTCTTTTTTGATTCTCGTTTGGTTTTCTCGGAATTAATTTTTTATTCGCAACCTTTTTAGATTTTGGTAAAGGTTCGACACGTTTTGTAAAACTAATAGCCTGCATAACTGTATCCGCGAGATCATCCTTCTTTTTCGAAACGTCAAACATGGGTAACCAATGTTGGTTCGTTTCGGTTGTTTCCAAGAATTTTCGACATCTTTCTATGGCGGTCTTCTTACGTTTGAGATACTGTGCGCGACCGGGACCCGCTACGTCGGGAATTTTGAAACGCGCGTCATAAATGATCGTATCAGATTCAGGTGCCTTAATGACGAAATAAGCGTGTAAGAAGTGCATGACAGAAACCATTTTCTTGTTGCGGTCGGGTTGTTTTTCGATGAGGATGGTATCGCACGTGAGTATCCATGGACGCTCATCTAAGTGTTTACATAATGAGACGTAAATACCGTCTTTATGCTCGGGTGGTATTCCCGATACGTCCCACTGAATGACTGTGTTGGACGTATCGTCGAATTGACACATTGCCAGATTTCGTATTCCGACATCTATACTAAGTATCATTCTTGTATATAAAGAATAATATGCTTTAAGCTAAAAAAACATGAACAAAATGTATACGATGCACAGGCAGCAGCATACAGCGGCTCCAATTTTGAAATAGGTTCCAAATTTCGCGAGTAGCCCATCCGGACCTGTAAGTGGGGGGAGACCAGCCGCCTCTAAGGCTTCATCTACGGCGTCTCCCATAACATCCGTGACCGCCCCACCGAGTTCTCCTGCGACATTACCCGCGGCGTCAACGACACCCCCCAACGGACCTGCGGCGTCACTAACCTTGTCAAGTAAGGAAGTTTTATGAATATCCTTACACGTACTCGTGCAATATTCACCACAGTCTTCTTCGATTTCTTCCGAACACACGGGTTGATCATCCGTGGGCTCGGTCGTGGCGTATACGAGATCAGACTTTTCTAAATCTCCGTATGCTAATTCATCATAATTAATGGGTAAGCATGCAGACGCACACTCTTTTATCTTTTCATTTTCTTTCCCGATTTCATTACTCAGGTACATAGCTCCACCTGCAACCACAGCTACTTTTGCACCTGTTTTGAGTGCTTTTTTGGCACTGGCTTCAGCAGCTTCTCTAGCAGCCTTTTGAGCAGCTTTGGTAGCACCGGCTTCAGCAGCTTCCTTTGCAGCTTTCTCACCGGCTTCCTTCGCAGCCTTTTCAGCGGCTTCCTTCGCAGCCTTTTCAGCAGCTTCTTTCGCAGCCTTTTCGGCAGCTTCTGTCGCGGCTTTTTTAGCAGCCTTTTCGGCGGCTTCTTTCGCAGCCTTTTCGGCAGCTTCTGCCGCGGCTTTTTTAGCAGCCTTTTCAGCAGCTTCTTTCGCAGCTTTTTTGGCAGCATTTTCAGCAGCTTCCTTCGCGGCTTTTTTGGCGGCGATAGATGCAGCATCCCCTACGACATTGCCTACAACTCCTTTTACTACGACCGACATTGCAGTTTATATATACTGAGATTTAATTACGCTTGAATACCAACACCCCCTGCAACACCCGCAACACCCCTAGTCGCGACGCGTGCATCAATCCCCGTTAGGTCATCGACAGCACCGAGACCCTCATCAGCGAGGTCTACGGTTGCATCATACCCCCTTTCCACACTCTCACCCCCACCCCCTGCCATAGCGTCCCTGACAGCATTACCAGCTTTGGATCCACTGTTACTGTTACACGTGGCACCGTCATCACGGTATCCTGGAGGGCAGCTATCCCAGCAAACACCGAGTACGTTCTTCTGACCTGGGTCGCAATACTCACGCTCCCACGCGGGAACATGAATTCTCGGACCTGGTAAGATGACATCACCAGTGATATCATCTTTGCCACCCTTCGGTTCACACAATGCACCTAGATCCGTGTATCCGTAATTGATCTGGCGTTTATAGGCGAACTTTTCAGCTTCGAACGTTTCAGCAATAGGTTCAAATTTCTCTCTCTGTTCGTCGAAAACGGCGCCAAGTGCTTCACGCTTTTCAGAAATTGGTGTACCTTCCCCTTCGAAACCGTCGATCATCAACTCTGGTATCCACGTGTCACCACCAGACGCTTCCAAAATTCCCTCCTTCATACCCCTGTATTCGGCCGCGAGTTCATTATATTCGAGACGAGCCGCCTTCTGCTCCGCGTTTTCACCTGGCTCGGATACGGCTGGCCCGCGAGCCGCTCGCTTAATACTAGGTGGTGGTTCGGGTTTACTCGCACCATCCCCCTCGATGATCTCCTTCCAACGCTCATACTCGAATTTCGCTTTATCGTATGCAGGTTTGTTTAAATCGTATACACGCTTAGCTTCTCTGAAAGTTTCCTTATTATCGGGTACTGTCGCGCGAGGGCACGTATCCCAACACACACCGAGCACCCTTTTCCTTCTTTCGGGGCAACTAAGGGCCGTCTCAACTTCACTCTTAACAGCATCTGTGAAACCATCTGCACTTAACCTGTTAGCGAGAGCACTGTTACCCGCGTCATTTAATCGAGCAACAGTGGGACCTACATTACCATCGGACACATCTTTACACTTGGTCGACTGATACGCACTTGGACCGCAATATTCGCGATCCCATACGGGTACTCGGATACCTGGACCACCAGGGGGTTCGCAGATTGCACCTATCTGCTTATAGCCATCCGGACAGTCATCCCAACAGACACCGAGTACCTTATTGCGGCGCTCGGGACATCCCAGTGCTTCCTTAACCTCACTCTTAACTGCATCTGTGAAACCCTGACTTTCCAATTTACCCGCGAGATCGATCTTTTTCGCGTCTTTCAGGCGTTTAGATGTTTCCTGAACATTCCCATCTTCGATATCCGTGCATTTGGAAGGCTGATGGGCCTTGGGTCCACACACTTCACGATCCCACACGGGTACCTTAAGCTTAGGGCCGCCGTCGGGGTGGCATAAAGCGCCAATATCCGTGTATTTGATATTGTTTCCGACAGTCGGGTCATTCGCGTCGTACGGGGGACACTGGTCCCAGCATACGCCGGCTACATTTTTCCTTCGTTCGGGGCAATTGAGAGCTTGTTCGACATCAAGCTTTATTTCGGCTGTGAACCCATCGCTCTTCAACTTCTCTATGAGTTTATTTTTACCGACCCCAACTCTAAACACTGTCTTATTGTTGATACTCTTATTCGCATTCAACAATTTAACTGTACCATCCACGTCACCGTTCGCTACAGTTTTACATTTAGAAGACTGATACGAGCTAGGACCGCATACNTTACGATCCCATACGGGTACCTTGATACCCGGACCACCCTTAGGGCTGCATAAAGCCCCTAAATCATCATATTCAACACCCACGTCTTCGACTTTGGGGCATTGGTCCCAGCAAACACCGGCTATGAGCTTNCGGTTACCCTTCCCATTCGAGTTAGGTCCACAGTACTGTCTTTGCATGAGTGTTTTCTTAATACCTATCCCACTACTCGGTTCACAAAGAGCACCTATATCCTTATCACCTTCCCTACACTTATCCCAACACACACCGGCAATGTTCTTACGGTTCTCACCAGGCCGTGTCGAACTCGGACCACAATACTGACGCTGCATGAGCGTTTTCTTAATACCCGGACCACCCTTGGGCTCGCATAAGGCGCCGATATCCTTGTCCGCGTCCGGGGTTCCTGCACCTTTGCATTGGTCCCAACAGACACCAGCGATGTTTTTGCGGTTACCATCACCGTTCGAGTTGGGTCCACAATAGTACCTATCAAATAAGGTCTTCTTAATACCTGCACCAGATTCAGGATGGCACATCGGACCTACACCCTTAAATCCTTCGTCACATGCCTTGTAACATAAACCGGCATCCATGTCGGGTTTATCGGGTGGGCACACTCGAAGAGGCTTTTCATCTCCGACACGAGAATACCGACCACGGGGTTTATCACAAAACGCCGAACCGGCTGCACCCGAACGGAATGTAAATCCAGGCTTACATTCTTCATTACACGTTGAACCGCGATCTCTGTATCCGGCGCGACAATCGGCTCTCTGGTAAAACCCCTCTTCCCATGGTTTATCCGATTTATTCCCAGGAATATACGCGTGTATGGAGTCTATACACGTAAATCCGGAACTTTTTGTTCCATCCGGACAGGACCCCTCGCATTCAAGGGCGCTGGAGTTATACCCGGGCCTGCATTTAGGATAACAAAGTGCACCCTTTTTCTCTTCGTCAGCTGCACACCCAGGAAGAACGCCTACACCTCTACCATAAGCGTCTAACCAGCAGCTCGTCCCGTCATCTCGAAGTCTCCCACCATACGGCGCATTTACACCGTCACCAAGTTTGGGATCCTTGCATCCGTATTTCTTCGCAGGTGCAGATTTCTTCGCGTATGTATCTTTCCAACAACTGAGACCGTCATCTCTATAGTTCTCCGATTTCCATTCGTCGTTCGGACCGTTACACGAATATTTCTTGGCGATGGAGCTCTTTTTAGCATACGTATCTGCCCAGCAACTCGTCCCATCGTCGCGCAATTTATGGTATTTACCCGGACCACTTCCTTCCCACTTACTACATGAATATTTCTTGGCAATCGAACTCTTCTTAACGACCGTGTCACGCCAGCAACTCGTGCCATCATCGCGTAAATTTTTACCGTGTTTATGGGACCAGTTATCACATGATTTCTTATCAGGGAAGCTGGATTTCTTGGTAATTGTATCACGCCAGCAGCTCGTACCATCGTCACGTAAGCCTCTCCCATGCTTATGTTCCCAATCACTACACGGTTTCTTGATCGTGATAGATGATTTTATAGCTAAGGTATCAGACCAGCAGCTCGTACCATCATCACGCAGTTTACCGTGTTTCTTTTCCCAATCACTGCACGGTTTCTTTTTCGTTATAGACGATTTCTTGGTGATCGTATCTAACCAGCAACTCGTACCATCATCACGATATCTCGTGTTATAGTCGCTACAGGATCTCTTTTTAGCGGGTCGTGATTTTTTAGCCTTCGTGTCCAAGATTTCCCCGATAATCTCCGTACCGACGGCTACGATAGCTACCGCCCCTGGAGTGGATGCATACAACAAACCCAACGCGATACGGGCCGGGTTACCAGAAGCGATATTATCTACCACATAACTCTTGTATGTTCGCGCCGTGCCACGTGTAATTGTTTTACCGAAGACGGCTTCAGCGACACCCATACCCGGATAAGGTTTACAATCGTTATTCTTATACTCTAGACCATATCGATCACAAAATCCTTGAGTGAAATTACATTTCGCATTATTAATGTCGAATGTAACACCGAGTGCTTGTGGATCAACAGGTCTCGCTAATCCACTATTTTGACGACTTTTGAGACAATACGCGACACATGGGCCATATGGAATACCCATAACAATCTTCTCATCAAGCTTTTTAGCGATCATGTTAGGATTGGAGTCATCTCCAGGGTTAGCCGGGTCAATTTCATAATACGTGTCTGAATACACTGCCGCTGTAGGATCTGTGTATGTAATAGGTGTATCAGGTGGTTTAAATAAGTCGTTATTTTCGAGCCATGTCGGTGTATTTTCCGTGTTCCAACGCGCAGCTCCGTCTCGCGTGAGTGTAATACCAATGCGAATTGCCGTACTCATAGACGGTACAAGCATAATATCCTCACTCATGTCACGATCTCCTACAGGGCCAACAACACGAAGGTCTGACGGGGGGAGTTCCCCATCAGTTACGTCGATTAGTTTTTTCTTCGCGATATAATCGTCTGTAGCTGTCGTGAGGGCAAGTTCAAGTTCAATAATATCAGCTTCGGTTTTTGCATCTGCGATCATGGTATAAATTTCCATGTATTTATCTACATCGGTGATTTCTTCGAGTGAAAGTTGGAGTGCCTCAATATCAGCCGCCGATGTAACGCCGTTAGCAATTGCCGTGTCCAGCTCAGCCTGTGCTGCATTCATCACGATTTCTGCCTGTTCAGCGTCGGTAACACGGGCAGTCGCTTCTTCGACAGTTACACCATAATATGCGTTTTTCAGTAATTTCTGGAAATATGCGAACAATATTTCATCACGTTCGAGATGGAACGCGCGTTGTGTCGCTGTCCCGAATTCTAAAATAGTATCTGGTAATTCGGGGGGTTCAGTTCCATTCAAATCAGCGTCTACCACACTGTCGAGAAAGTTAGACCACGCGGGTCCGGCAACGGGATCGAACTCGACATTTGGTATCACGTACTCTTGGTACATTTTAGAACTCATGAGACTAGAGGCAGCCTCGTATATATCTTTATGTATTTCGGGTAAAGGAAATAGTAACGGCCAATCCGAGTCAGGGCTGTCAACCGCCGCTCTGTATCCATCGGCGACAATTTTCTTCTGCATACTATCGAGTGTGGACTGAGATGTATAGGTCTCATATCCGTCAACATCGATAATATCTAACGCAATCGTGATTACATCGAACGCTAACATTACAGCTGCAGCAGCCCACCCCGGTGGACCGGCAGCGGCCATAGTTGCATATTTGGCTCCAGTGGCAGCCATTTTAGCTGCACCTGACGCGGCCGCTTTAACTAAAGCCTTTTTAGCAGCAGCCTTGGCAGCTGTCTTTGCTGCAGCGGCAGCGGCAGCCTTTTTAGCCGCCGCCGAGGCTGTCTTTTTAATGACTTTCTCTCCGGCAGCTTTCGTAACTTCTTTGGTAGCTTTTTCAGCCACCGCCTCAGCTGCTTCCTGTGCAGCTTTTTTAGTGGCTAAATCTGCAGCGGCGTTTGTAGCCGCTTTTTTAGTGGCTGTGGTAGCGCCCTTTTCGGCAGCCTTTTCAGTGGCTTCTGTGGCAACCTTTTCAGCGGCTTCTGTGGCGGCCTTTTTCGCAGCAACATCTACTGAAGCGTCGGCGGCAGCTTTTTTAGCAGCCTTTTCAGCGGCTTCGGATACCACTTCCTCTGCAGCTGTTTGTGTCACTTTTTCTGCAGCCTCTTTCGAAGCTTTCTCTATCAGTATTTCACCAGTTTCCGCCGCAGCTTTTTCAGCGACAGCTTCTACAGCCTCGGTAGCAACAGCCTCCGCCGCTTCGGAAGCAGCCTTTTTTGCGGCCGTATTAGCCGCCTTTTCAGCCGCTCCTTCAGCTGCTTCCTCTGCCGCTTTTCTCGCAGCCGCTTGTGCGGCCTTGTTACCACCAGTTCCGGCAACCTCTTGAGCAGCTTTATCACCTGCTTCCTTTAGAACCTTCTCCGCGGCTTCTTCAGCCGCTTCCGTCGCGACCTTTTGCACAGCTTTGTTCGCTGTTTTCTTAATACCGGTCTCAGCAGCTTCTCTCGCAGCCTTTTGACCAGCTTCACCTAAACCCTGTGACGCAGCTTTTTGAGCAGCTTTCTCGCCAGCTTCTTTGGCAGCTTTTTCAGTTGCTTCTGAAACAACTTTCTTAGCCGCATTTTTAGCGGCTTTAGAGGCGGCGGGTTTAGCCGCTTTTACACCGATCGCTTTAGCTACCGCCTTTTCGAGTACGGCACCTACGATGACAGATGCCCCGAGTTCGAGNGCTGCCTGTTTAGCCATTTCGACGGTACTCGCTTCTGCATCTTCACCGGGTTTCAACATACAGCATCCATATTCGCTATCAGGGTCTTCGATGTACTTAGTTCCACATCCAAGTGTCACATGTTTAGGAAATGCACACTGTTGTTTTATTTCTTCATTGATAGCGTCAATGAGAGATGTTTTATTCATACCGATGTCATCCAAACCACCTTGACTTTCTAAATCTGTGAATTTTTTATCTATACGATCCCTAACTTCTTGTTCAGTTTCGATAGATATATCACCTGGTTTAGATAATACAGCTACGTCTCCCGATTTGGCAGCATCCTTTTTTGTCGTAGTGATAAGTTGACCAAGCATAGAATCATAAATTTCAATTTTTTTATTATCAGTGTTTTTCTTTTTCAGATAATAGAGACCGACGACTATAACAATCAATAGAAAAAATAGTACAACAGGTGCCATTTTTCCCAGTGCCATGGTCTATTATGATATTATACGACAAAAAAAATCGTCACTTAAAGACTAATATCGGAATATATGTAAATATGTTATGGTGTTGGTGGTGTTGCCACGATTTTGAAAATGAACCATTGAGACTCCCCCTGAAGTATGACGACAGGCGTAAGAAATACGTCACGAGTGGAAGATTTTGTTCGTGGAGTTGCATGAAAACATATGCACTTGAACAGTATGGTTTGTCAAGAGGGGGTATAATATGTGGTAATATGGTGATGATGCGTAGACATCTATTCGGTAAAAGAGGGTCTATACAATGTGCACCTAAACGACAGACGCTCATAGAATTTGGGGGGACGCATACGATAGAACAATTCAGATCGAATGTATTGATAGATGATGAACCACGCGAAGAAATCATAGAAGAACCCGAGGTTGAAATAACAATTCCACAAGTGAAAAACGTAGCGAAGTTGTACGAAATAAAAGGAGCAGTGGGAACGAATGAACCACTGCGCCTTAAACGTGAGAAAACGCTTAAAAGAGATCAAAATAATTTAGAAACCGTACTTGGCCTGGTGATCAAACCGAAGCCATGATACAATTTCCGCAAGTATCACCTGAAAATACAAACGAACAATGGTTACACTCGTTTAGAGGTATGATATGACGTTTACGAAGTTTATTGTGTGAATATAGTATCAGGTCCTTCACGGTGTAAATACCATAGGCTACCATCGTTTCCAATGTAGGAAATTTCATTCTGTATTATACACAACCACAGGCCTTATTTACTTTTAACATGACCGAGAAACTATCGATCATGGGTGGTACCATAGTTTTCAAAACAGTTTCAAGTTCGGAATCTTGATCACCTGCATCGATCTGTTCGATAACAGAGTAGATGAGATCAATAACGAGATCCTTCTTTTCGGGGCCGGTCAGACCCTTGATCTTCTGAACATCCATCATCAGGGTGGAAACGAGGCCACACAAGTTTTCCTTGTTAATACCCGTCTTACCGTACTTGGCGATGAGACGTTCAATGCGATTAACGATGAGAGCGCTATCCTTAGACTTAGTGGCGTAGGTTTTCAAAATGGTTTCCATTTATATATATCGAGAATAAAATCTTTAATTATATAAATGAATAACGAGAATGGGCAAATACTCGCGTATTCTGCGATCGGGATCGGTATTTTACAGATGATATATAGTGTATATACAGTTAAACAGGTGAAAATCGACCCGACGACATTCCCTCTCATATATTCTAGTATACTGGCTAGTGTACTATGGTTATTGCATCAATATCGAATAGATGATTTTTACTCGGTCGGGTATTCGATTGTAAGTCTTTGTGTACAATTGTTTATCTTGTACGAACTTAAATCGATGGAACGGAGTAGAGAAAAACAAAATTGAAGAACTTTTAATTTATCTTCGAATGTTATTTTACCCACGTTACGAACAACATGGACGATAAGCATACAAACTAAATATGTAGCCTCATGAAGTTGCATACTTTGTATTCTTATATGTTTTTTAAATCAATTACGCGGGGGTAAGACCCTGATTGACGGGTGTTACGGCGCTAGGGGTCATCCTAGCACGGATGGCATTGATGGAGTTCTTGTTCGTATAGAACAACACGCCACCACTTCCCAAAATCGCTATAATAGATATAACCATACCAGCGATCGCGACATTCTTCTCAGTTGGGACCTTTTCACACGGTGTATCATTGTTTACAATTTGAAATGTGAACACAGACACGATCAATCCGGCGACACCCATCAACATGGCAAGTAGGGGAGCCGAGCTCTTAGAGGAACCCGCTAACTTATTGAGAAGAGGCATAGCCGCGATAGTCGCGGGTATGGTAATCATGATTGTGAGGAGTTGAGAAAGGAATATTTTCCGGTTTTCATACTTGGCATTCCCCTGGATATCGGCACACTTATTATACCGACCGATACCAACGGATGAAATCGCGACGAATAAAGCGCCGAGAATAACAAGTACGGCTATTCCACCCATTTTAATACGAGGGTCTGACATTTATTATTAGGAAATATTTTTTTTATATCAGCCACTTAAAGGTCTGAAATGAATATTAGTATAATGGATCTAAAATTCGAAGTTACCGAGGACGGCATGGCATACACGCATGTCAATGGTGTGAAGGGAACATTGAATGAGGCTGACACCAATGTACTCTTGAACCATTATATCCAACTACCCATGAACAGTAAATATGTAGAAACTGGGAGTTACCTGGGGTGTAGTGGGGTTCTCGCTGGCCTGTCAAGTAAGCATGGTTCGACTGTGTACTGTCATGATATATGGCTCGAGAATATGGAAAATTTAACGAAAGAATCCGACCCTCCACCTAAAGCCGATGACTACCTTTTTACGTTTTATGAAAACGTGTTGAACAATAACCTGCAGAATATTATCATCCCTATTCGTGGTGATAGTGCGTATACACTCAACATTCATAGAGATGAGAGTATAGATCTTGCTTTTATCGACGGTGACCATTCATACGAAGGTGCTCTAAAGGATCTGAATACAGTTTTACCAAAGATGAAAAGGGACGGAATTATATTGTGTCACGACTGTAGATCTGGGAGTGATGTTTCAAACGCTCTTCGCGAATTCTGTATGAAAAATAAGATACAAAATGCATCTGGATTTGAACACTCTTCGATCGTGAAGATAGACTTAAAGGATAGAAGGATGGATTAACATATGCTTATAGATTGTTTTATTTTTTATAACGAACTCGACATTCTAAAAAAGCGTTTGAGATATCTTGACAGTGTTGTAGATAAATTTGTTTTGGTAGAGTCGACTGTCACGCATCGTGGCGAAGAAAAAAAATTATTCTTTGAAGAAAACAAAAAAGATTTCGAAGAATGGTCGGACAAGATTATACATGTAATTATACGAGACAACCCTGTTGATAAAGATCCATGGGTTCGGGAAAACTTTCAAAGAAATTGTATCGCGAGGGGTTTGTTGGAATTCCAAGATGACGACATTGTCATGGTGTCGGATGTAGACGAAATTCCGAATAGAACAGCCCTACGATTACCACCTAATGTGCCGATGTGCTCATATAATATGATTGCATTTCAATACAATTTTAATTATATCCAAGAACTTGAACCATGGTTCGGTACGGTCATCACCACGAAGGAAGTGTTGATGCAGGTATCACCACAAAAAATGAGGGAGATGCGGTGGAGTGTCCCACACTATAAGAATGCTGGTTGGCATCTCTCGTCATTCGGAGACGAAAAGTTCGTAGCGAATAAGGTTTATAATTTTGCACACTGTTATGATAAGGGTGTAGATAGTATGGATGTAGGGACATTTAAAAAATTAATTGAAGATGGAATTCACGCAGATGGAAAGTACAAACTCGTTAAAACGAGTGAAAAAATCATGAACTCCATTCCACTAGAGATAAAGATGTGATCAAATCTTCACACACTTCGGTGGTGGTTCAAACGCAGTCTGTTCTCTCAACTCCTGTCGCTGCTTCATCTTCTTGATATCCGCACCCTGACAATCGTGCTTTGTCAAATTGATACAACTCGGACAAAAACTTCCTTCGCAGTACTTACAATCGATGGGAACACCACACTTCTTGCGGCATAGTTGGCACGGCATTCCTAATGTTAACTCGGATAAAGATTTTAAGTGACTTTCGTATAGAATGTCCCTCACTTACGCGTTCACCAAGCCAATCGTACCCACTGACTATAGTCGCCTCAAGACAACTCTAAAGAAGTCTACGATTGGGTATGGATCTGCCCTGAGTGCTTCATATTTCATCACACAAGGTGCAGACCAGGGCGTTTCGGTAACACTGGGAGCTGTCGCGTCGTATGCGTATGTGACCCTTCTATCTGATAGGGTTGACAGATTTGAAAAGTCGGCAATTCAAAATGAGTTTTTGGCACCACTATGTACCGCCGCTTTTGAAGTGTCGTGGAATAACGCACCTTTCGCATTTGACTTTGATTATGGAGCAACCTTCGTGGGTTTTCTCGCTTATAAATTCGCACTCACCACCGTATTATATGAGACTGTGAGGGAGATGATGATTGGGGATAGTGAGACGTTCTATGACACGGAGGAGAAAGAGTATAATGACATCACGGTAGATGAAGAATACGAAAATGCGTCTTCATATAAAAAGTTGTAATATTAAAATGGTCCCTGTGGCTTTATTTTATGGGTGGCTATTATTCAAACTCACACACATTAAAAAACCTAAGGCTTCACGACACAAACCACCGGCAACATGGGTTTAGTTACACTTGTCGGGGTTAGCCTGCTTCAGTTCATGTGCACGTCTCGTCGATCCAAACTGGATGATCTCGTCAACCTTCTGTGCGATACCCTTACCGATACCATCAAATTTCATAAGATCGGTACCGTTCAAGACTTCGTATGAAAGGGTGTCAATCAACTTAGCCGCATTCTTGTACGCATTGACCTTCCATTCACTGGCCCCGACACATTCTTCAAGTGTGGCGAGATTAGAGAGTTCGTCAGAAATGATCACATTCGTGTGGAATTTCACGTGAAAGTCATCATCCTCGTCGTCAAGGAATGCATCAATCTTCTTCCCGATGCTCTTACCAATACCAGGAAGTTTCATAGCTTCTTCACCACTAGTAATCGCATAGTCCAGGTTAGAAATCGTGTCAGCAGCCTTGACGTAGGCCTTGTACTTGTACTTGTCCTCAGTCTTTTCCGCGTGTGCGTAAAGCATATCCGCGATACCTTGGTTAGGTGAGTGAGTATCGACGTGGCTCTCAGTGGACGCGATCGACTCGGTGTCAGAACATTCAGATTCTTCATAATCGGAGTCCTGCTCGTCGAGGTACTCATCGATCTTGGTGGAAATACCCCTACCAATACCCCTGAGATGACGCACACATTCACCGCTTTCAATCACATAATCGAGATCAGCGATCGTATCAGCTGCTCCCTGGTACGCAGCGGTCTTATGGAAATCGGAAGTCATCTCACCCAACTCCAAAAGGCGTTCAACGATACCGGCGTTTTCGCGGGTTTTGCAGTAAGGTGTCTTATTACAAACTCGGGCAGTGGAGTTGGTATAGCTGGAGTTGGATAGACAATTGGTCTTATACTTGAACTCGTTGAGAGCGTTAAGAGCATTGATCTTATCTGTGTTCTCCTTGATGAAGAGCTTTTTGAGCTGTTCGATCTTGGTGCGAGACTCTTCGTTGAGCTTCTCGAGCTTGAGGATGTAATCGGTGATGGAGCGGGAGTTCATATCGGAAGACATTGTGAAATGATAACATTCACGATATCACTTCACGACTTAAGTGCAATTAAAGATTTTGGCTGCAATGAATATAATGAATATTGATAACATTCCTGAACCGATGAAGCGTGTCATGGGAGACAAGTCTCTCTCGATGTCTCAGAAAATGGTAACATTCATGGCATTCATGCCTACTTTGCCCAACGATCCCAAAGTCGAACAATATTGCAAGGATAATCTTGAGATTGGAGTAACTATCAAGCGGCTTATCGCGGATAATAAAATACGTCTAGGGAAGCTCGACAAGAATTTCAAACTCGACGTGATATGTAATTAATTTGTCTTACCCCTGTAATGTCTCTCTAAATTTTCATCGGGGTCATACTGATCGGGGTCGTATGTAATTCCTTTTTCCACCCTAACCTTAGACTTGGAAGTGGGTTTATTCACAGTAGGGGGTTTAAATCCACGTGCAACGTTGATTTCCGTGTCATACTGAGCGGGGTCTTTGATCGCGCGCGTTTTTACAGCTCGTACATTTGGGATATTGAAAGTGAGTGAAAACGGCATATATATTTATGTACGTTATAATCTTTAATTATACTTAAGTAATAGATGCACCTTCATTACATAAGAATAATGGGTACACTTCAACGCATCACGTCAGGTTATTTCAAGGAGAAACGACCCAAGAAATCGCATGATAATTATGAGTCCATCAATACACTCGTGAATATCGGAATTACTCAGTCGCAGTCTATCAGGGTCGGCACTTCAATTGAAGATTTACTTCGTATATATATTAGTTCTACATCTTCGTGGATTGATATCAAGCCACCCAATGCGAAGGGTAAGAAGGAACGTGACCACTTATTTTATAGGACGTTGGAGAATGGTAAGACTGAAAAAGTATACGCGGAATTAAAATCGAATCTACAACTGGATTCTGAAAAACGTAGTAAGACTGCGGAGAAAGTAAAATGTATCATGCGTGAGGAGAATTGTAAAGGGTATATCACAGCCCTTCGACATTTTTCTTCAGATACGTTGAATAAATCAAAACATGTTAGCTTTTATACCGAGCGTGACGTCGATGTATTGTCAGTTCAAGAGTATTTCAATATTTTGAATATTGCGTGTCCATTTGAAGATGAAGATGAATATAAAAAATGGATCCGGTTCATCGTTGATTGTCTCATCGAAGAAGATATACCAAACGAAGAACGCGACGCGGTTGCAACCCTGGTAGATTTGAAAACGCTTAAAGATGCTAACCACAAGTTAAATAATGAAACCGATTGTTAAATGGTCGGGTGGGAAGAAGGACGAGATTAAACAGTTTGTTGATCTCATTCCAGACGATATTTCAACCTATGTCGAACCATTTTTCGGGGGTGGAGCGGTATTTTTCCATCTTGAACCGAAACGTGCCGTTATTTCAGATGTACACGAAGAACTCATTGATTTTTATAGAGCGATGAAGGATGGAAAGGGTGATGATATTCACGCATTTTTAAATGAAAATCCCAACACTGACGAGGCCTACTACAAGGTACGCGATCAGTTCAAGGTTGAGACACCCCTAGATAACGCGAAGCGATTTTTCTATTTGAGAAAGACGTGTTTTCGGGGTATGTTGAGGTATAATAAAAGCGGTAAGTTCAATATTCCATATGGGCGTTACAAGACATTTAATTACGAGGAATTGAAGGATGAAAAGTATAAAGAGGTCTTCAAGGGTACAGATATACACAAGAAAGGGTTTGAAGAAGTGTTCGATATGTGTAATGATCCCAAGGATTTTATATTTCTTGACCCGCCATATGATAGTGAGTTTACAGATTATGGGTATTGTTCATTTGGTAAAGAGGAGCAACATAAACTTGCAGATTGCTTTAAAAAATCGAAAGCGCGTTGTATGATGGTGATAGGTAAAACACCACTTATCGAAGAGTTATACGGTCCGTATATTAAGCGTGAGTACCATAAGAAATATGCGTTTAAAATCCACTCGAATCGTGTAGGTGATGAGATTAATACTACCCATGTTGTCATAACAAACTATTAAACCTATGAACATCTAAAATAAGCACTACCCGTTTTTGATCTCCTCGTTTGTCGAGACTATGAATACGAGAATGATCAAAGAGTAAATCTTTCCTCGGTTCATGTTTATGCATACCGTTTGATGTGTAGAGAATACAATCGCCGCCACCTTTCATCGTGAGATGGTATCTCAGTAAAAGATTACTTTCTGCTCGATGAGGTGCTATAGTCATGGGTCCTTCTATGACTGCGAATTTGGCACTTTCTTTATCTACACATGGAACCTCATCAATAATATTCTGAATGACGGGAAAATCTTTGACGTCGTAATAATAATACCCTTCATTGTTATCGAACCAATGGTCAAGATCGTGAAAATATTTCTTTCTTGCAGTTATAATTCCTTTTTCATATTCATATAAAATCCGATCGTAATTCACCTTCACGTACCATAACCCGGGGTAGTCCAGTGTGTTATATTCTGGTTTATGAAGTATGAGATCGGTGAGTGTATTTCTCATACCTATCAATGGTCTGAGTGGTTTCTGGAAATATAACAAATCTATCGGTGACTTGAAATAATCGTATAGAACAAGAAGTATTACCACTAACGAGAGTTCTCGCATTATTTTCTTCATATAAAATAAAAAATGCCCGGTTACCCACGAATGGAAAAGTACACACCAGAACCCACAAAAGATGTTAAAACTGTTGAGACCCGTTTCGTCATGCCAAAGATGACTTTTATTCAGGTCACTCTTCTTATATTAATTCTAACCTATGCGTGGTCTGTCCGCAAGATGAACCGAGCTGTCGTGTCTGTGGGACTTCTCACAGCGATTCTCTTTCACACGTATGATCACATGTTTAGGATAAAGCGTGGTGAAGAGCGTTTTTTCATATAATACCCAATAATATCGTCTTAAATGGTCTATCCTTTTATTGAAATTCTCAAAAACACGTATTTCTTCGTGTATTCGGTCTAGGTGACTTGCATTTTTTACCGGCTGTATCCAATTCAATAAATAGATTTAAATTATTTTAAAGAATTAGTGTCTATGTAGTGCATAACATGTCTCAAGCAATTGGTATCGATCTCGGAACTACGTATTCTTGTGTTGGTGTCTGGCAACATGACCGTGTAGAAATCATTTCAAACGATCAGGGTAACCGCACGACACCATCTTATGTAGCTTTTACAGATGATGAGCGTCTCATCGGTGACGCCGCAAAAAATCAGACTGCTATGAATCCCAGAAATACTGTATTCGATGCGAAACGTCTTATCGGTCGTAAATTTTCAGATAAAAAGGTCCAAGATGACATGAAAGATTGGTCGTATGAGGTTGTCACTGGACCAGATGACAAGCCTATGATCAATGTTGAATCGCGTGGTGAAAGGAAAACATTTTCACCGGAGGAGATTTCTTCGATGGTACTTACGAAGATGAAGGATATTGCCGAGTCTTTCATTGGCAAACCAGTGAAGGATGCGGTTGTCACTGTTCCTGCGTACTTCAACGATTCACAAAGACAGGCTACGAAGGATGCCGCAGCCATTGCGGGTCTCAACTGTCTTCGGATTATTAACGAACCTACAGCTGCTGCCATCGCCTACGGTCTCGATAAGAGTAAGGATGAAGATAAGATTGTACTCATCTTCGATCTTGGTGGAGGTACCTTTGATGTCTCACTTTTGAACATCGAAGGTGGTATTTTCGAAGTGAAGGCGACCGCCGGTGATACACATCTCGGTGGCGAAGACTTTGATGCGCGCCTCCTCCGTCACTTTACCGAAGAATTCAAGAGGAAACATAAGAAGGATCTCTCTGGAAATGCACGAGCTCTTCGTCGTCTTCGCACAGCTTGTGAGCGGGCGAAGCGTACTCTGTCGTCGACCTCACAGACAACAGTTGAGATTGATTCGTTGTTCGAGGGTATCGACTTCTATTCGTCGATCACTCGAGCTCGTTTNGAGGATCTGAATGCCGACCTCTTCCGAAAGTGTATGGAACCTGTCGAACAGGTCATCCGAGATGCGAAGATGGACAAGTCGAAGGTTGATGAAGTTGTTTTGGTTGGTGGCTCGACGAGAATTCCCAAGATTCAACAGATGCTCTCAAGTTTCTTCAATGGTAAAGAACTAAACAAGAGTATCAATCCTGATGAAGCTGTTGCCTATGGTGCCGCGGTTCAGGCTGCTATCCTTTCGGGTGTTGACAATAATAACGTCCAGGATCTTTTGCTTCTGGATGTTGCCCCGGTATCTCTTGGTCTCGAGACTGCCGGTGGTGTCATGACGAAGATCATCGAGCGGAACACGACGATCCCAACGAAGAAGGAGCAGGTCTTTTCGACGTATTCGGACAACCAACCCGGTGTGTTTATCCAAGTGTACGAAGGTGAGCGTGCTCGTGCCAAGGACAATCATCTACTCGGTACCTTCGAGCTCTCTGGTATCCCACCCGCACCCCGTGGTGTTCCACAGATTAGTGTATGCTTCGACATTGACGCGAATGGTATCCTGAATGTGACGGCTGAGGATAAGGCTTCTGGAAAATCGGAGAAGATTGTTATCACGAACGATAAGGGTCGCCTATCCAAGGAAGAGATCGAACGCATGGTCCAAGATGCCGAAAAGTACAAGGAGGAAGACCAGGCGTACGAGAAGAAGGTGACTGCTATGAATGGATTGGAAACGTCAGCCTATGGTATGCGTAATATGATTGATGGTAAAGAGTGTACACTGAGTGAGGATAACAAGGTGAAGATTCGGGAAAAGGTTGACGAGACTATCCAATGGATTGACAACAACCGTTCTGCAGAAGTTGATGAGATTGAACATAAACAGAAAGAATTGACTGACCTCTTGACCTCGTGTCAGGAGGTGAAGGGTCCCACAATCGATGAGATGGATTAGGGTCTCAAATCCTTATCCGCCGTATAATACGTCTTCCCCTTAGTGGCGAAACTATGAACCCTCGCGTACCCCCACGCTTGTGGAGAGGCTCCCGGACGATGCCCGGTTCTCCACGCAGCGAG